AGTTACAGGTTGGATGGGCTTTGGAGATAAAACATGGAGTCTTAGTAAACTAATGAGTGACGCTTGGGTAACGGTCAAAAGCTTCTTTAGTTTTGGAGAAGAATTTAGTATTTCAAAACTAACATCAGATGCTTGGGACTCAGTAACAGGATTCTTTAGTTTTGGAGGAGAGGAATTTAGTATTTCAAAACTAACATCAGATGCTTGGGAATCAGTAACAGGATTCTTTAGATTTGGAGAAGAAGGATTTAGTATATCTGAATTATTTAATGAAGCATGGGGTAAGATAACTGGAATCTTTAAATGGGGAGAAGATGTTACTGGATTTTCAATATCAGGATTGTTGTCAACTGCATGGGAAACAGTAAAAAGTGCATTTAGTTTTGGCACAGATGCAGCGTATAGTATTAGTGGGTTATTAACAACAGCATGGGAAACTGTAACAGGATTCTTTAGTTTTGAAGGAATTGAAATTCCTAGTATTAGCAGTTTATTCCAAGGAATAATTGATACTGTTAAAGGTTTCTTTAGTTTTGATTTTGAAATGCCAAGCTTTAAACAGTATCTGCCAAAATGGTTAGGCGGCGAAGGTAAATCGTTACTAGGCGGTAGTGATACAGAGGTAGAAGTACCAGAAGTACCAACTGCAACTATTGATGCTGCACCTGCTGTTGAAAGTGTAGATTCATTAGTAGATGCACAAAGTGCTATGGTATCTTTTGCTAATATTGACGGTCTACAAAATAATTTAGATATAATAAAAAACGGACTTGACACCGACGGTGTTAGAAGTTATACTGCTAGTATGGAAAGATTAGTGGAAGTTCTTGGAAAATTAAATGACGAACTTTCTAAGGATAACAAATATGGTCCAGGTACTGGAGAGAATGCAGGTTCAGTATTATCTAAAATGGGCAGTATCGGCGGCAGCGTCGGCAGCGAAGAAGTAAATAGTACTCTACAATTAGTACTTAACGAATTAAAACTTCATACTGCAAAACAAGGATTAATTGAAGTAAACACACGGTCTAGAGGTATTGATATTTCTAGAACTGTTTCGTAACCGGAGAGTTAAATGAGTTGGAAAAAATATTTTACACCAGTGCCTACAGGAAATAATCCCAGTGGGTCGTATTCTCCTCTTTCAAATGCAAAAAACGGATCAATGGCTGGCCCAGCACGTTCTAATTATTCAAGTTACTTACCTGATGTATACGTCGGTACTCCTAACAGAATAGAACGCTATGGCCAATACAACACAATGGATCTTGATTCGGAAGTAAATGCTGCACTTGATATATTAGCAGAATTTTGTACTCAAGTAAACAAAAGAAACAATACACCTTTTCTAATTGATTTTAGATCAGAAGCAACAAATGCCGAAACAACAATTATTCAACAGTATTTGCAACAATGGTGTAAATTGCAGAATTTTGAAACTCGTATATTTCGAATACTTCGAAATGTCTTTAAATATGGAGATCAATTTTTCTTAAGAGACCCAGAAACTAAAAAATTATTTCATGTTGATTCTGCAAACGTATCGCGTATTATTGTAAACGAATCACAAGGCAAACTACCTGAGCAATATATTTTAAAAAATATTAATTTTAATTTTAAGGATATGGTAGCAACAACTCCTTATCAGACAAATGGTAACATAACTGGCGGCGGTGGCTCGCAATACAATGCGACCGGCGGTGCTCGCGGCATGGTTGGACAGCCACAGTCTAGCATGAGCGGCAGCAGATTTACAACTGATGACGGTGAAGTTGCTGTTGAATCTGAACACATTGTACATCTAAGTTTAAGTGAAGGTCTAGACAACAACTATCCCTTTGGTAATTCATTATTAGAAACTATTTTTAAAGTATACAAGCAAAAAGAATTGCTTGAAGATGCTATTATTATCTATCGTGTGCAACGTGCGCCAGAGCGCAGAGTGTTCTACGTTGATGTGGGCAACATGCCATCACACCTTGCTATGCAATTTGTGGAGCGTGTTAAAACGGAAATACATCAAAGACGTATCCCATCGTCAACAGGCGGAGGCCAAAATGTCATAGACAGTTCATACAATCCCCTGTCAATCAACGAAGATTACTTCTTTCCACAAACTGCTGAAGGCAGAGGTTCTAAAGTTGAAACACTACCGGGTGGTACAAACTTAGGAGAGATTGATGACCTACGATACTTTACTAATAAGTTGGTACGCGGCTTACGTATCCCAAGTTCGTACTTACCAACTGGAGCAGATGATTCATCTGCACAATACAATGACGGAAGAGTGGGCACAGCATATATCCAAGAGCTACGCTTTAATACCTATTGTGAACGTTTGCAAGGCTTAGTAGCAGAAGAATTTAATCAAGAATTTAAAAGATACTTATTAGAAAAAGGAATGAACGTTGATGTTTCAATGTTTGACCTTAAGTTTCAACCTCCGCAAAACTTTGCAGCATACCGTCAAAGTGAAATTGATAATGCTCGTGTGCCGACATATACACAAATGAGTGCAATACCGTATGTGTCAAATCGTTTTGCAATGAAGCGATTCTTAGGAATGACAGACGAGGAGATTGCAGAAAACGAACGTCTATGGAGAGAAGAGAATGACGAAGCATTATCTGCATTACCAGGATCTAGCGATGCTGAACTTAGAGATGCAGGAATAAGCGGAGCAGGAATTTCCTCAGATTTAGATAATATAGAAGACGAAGCATTAGCCGATACACCAGTAGAAGATGGCGGCGCAGACGGCGGGCCGCAATCGGCTACAGATGCAGATTTAGGTTCTTCACCAAATGCAGAGCAAACTATATAAATAATAACATGATACTACGTGAACTTTTTTACTTTGATAAATTAACAGCAGATGCTGTAGACGATAAACGTTATGAAGAAGATTCTGATGAATCAATCGTGCAGAAAAAAGACACTCGTAAGACAAGGTTAAAATTAAATCAAATAAACAGACTCCGCAAAGCATCTGAACTACATACAGAAAAGAAACAAGAAGATCTATACTTGGTTAGACAAATGTATGGTATTGCTGCACAAGCAGCAGGAGAAGCTGGCGGACTTTAATTTGAATAAAATAGCTTTTGTCATAGGAAACGGTACTAGTAGACGTACTATTTCTTTTCCAGATTTAAGTGAAAAAGGAAGTACTTATGGATGTAATGCAATCTATAGGGAATTCTCTCCTGATTATCTAATAGCAGTTGATGTTAAAATGATAGTTGAAATTAATAGATCGAGATATCAACACGATAATGAAGTTTGGACTAATCCAAACAAAGCCTACAGTAAATTTAACGGTTTTAACTTTTTTAATCCATCAAAAGGTTGGAGCAGCGGACCAACTGCTTTGTTGTTAGCAAGTGAACACGCATATGAACAAATATATATTTTAGGATTTGATTTTATAGGCATTAACGATAAAATTAATAATATGTATGCTGATACTCCTAATTATAAAAAAAGTACAGATAAATCTACCTACTATAATAATTGGTTAAAGCAAACACACGCAGTTATTTCAAAAAACCCAAATACTAAATATGTTAGAGTAGTAGACAATGAGTTACTTTTTACTCCTAAAGAATTAAGTAAATTAGACAATTTGACACATATAACAGTAGAAAAATTTAAAGAAATCTTCAAATAAGTTAAAATTAATTTTTTTATGTCGTTTTGAGCCTATTTTCATAGGTTTTTTTACATCTAGGTTAAATATTATATGACAGCCCCACACCTGGTGTGTGATAACAATTTATAGGAGTTTAATATGTCCGATACAAACAAATTTGAGAAAATGCTTGAACTTCTTGTCAATGAAGACAAAGAAGCAGCACAAGAATTATTTCACGAGATTGTAGTTGAAAAATCACGTGATATTTATGAGTCACTACTAGAAGACGAAGCTACTGACGAAGAAGTAGACGAAGCTACTGACGAAGAAGTAGATGAAGCTACTGACGAAGAAGTAGATGAAGCATCAGAAGATGACTTAGAAGAAAACTTTGACCTAGATGAGTTTGAAGTAGAAGCTGATCCAATGGCAAACATGGACCAGACAGACGACATGATGGCAGACCTAGGCATGGACGACGAAGGCGACGACGAAGAAGGCGACGACGATGTTGAAGATCGTGTAGAAGACCTAGAAGATGCGCTAGATGACCTAAAAGCAGAATTTGAAAAAATGATGGCTGGCGACGACGAAGGCGACGACATGGATGACATGGACGACGACGAAGGCGAAGAAGAGCCAGAAGAAGCATTTGCATTTGAAGATACTGACGAAGAAGTTGAAGAAGCAACAGACGAAGAAGTAGAAGAAGCAACAGACGAAGAAGTTGAAGAAGCAACAGACGAAGAAGTTGAAGAAGGCGAAAAGTCAGCAGGCGAGCAAATGCGCGAGTATGTTGAAAAAGTATCAGCTACAATGGGCGACAACGGTGCAAACACCAAGTCAACAGTAGCAGGCGCAAACGATATGGGCGG